TTCTGACCCGTGTCTACATAGGCTCGGCGGTCATTGCACTGACCAATCACAGTTCCGACATCGTCCGTCTGAATCTGGGCATACAGCTTCTGCCACGCTTTATCGGGAACGCCGATGTCGTCCTCAAGATTCAGACACAGCGGCCTGCGATGGTCGACCAGCTTGTTGTAAATCTGACTGTAGACCGCCCGACAACGATTCCCGACCCTCACCCAGTCTCGACTCTGCTCCAGACTGCATCGTGAGTTCGTGTCCCGCACCAACGTATACGAATCCAGTTCGCTCTCGCAGAACTGATCCACCTTGTTGCTGAATCGCACGTTGTTGCTGTTGTCGTAGACCAGCACATGGCAACGATCCATCGGCAACTTCGCCAGACTCTTACGCCACTTGCTGAAGCAGTAGCCCTTGCCCGCCAACGGCGTTACCAGATTGACATCCCGGCCCGGACTTGTCTGCTCTCGCAGAACAGAAACCAACGACTCGTCGTGGGCCGCTGTCAGCCCGCTCAGGCCGGACGTTCCGCTCAGGCCCGTATCTTCGTATGCCATTTTCTCACCTGTATGCAACGCTCAAATTGATTTTCTTGCCGCTCCCAGCCGCTGCGGCTGTGATCGTTACGGCTTCGTTCTTTTCACCAGTCGCCAGTCCGCCCAAAGGGATCGGACCCACGCCGCCGTTCGTAATGAAGTGCTTGAAGACCACCGTCGAACCAAACGTGATCGTCAACGTCACGCCCGAGTCGGGATCGCTGTCGCCGGAAAACGTCAGGTGGTCCAGAACCCAGAACTCCGCTGCGTCCGCAGCAATCGTGATCGTCGTGGCCGTGTTCGCGGCACCCTCGGCAATCGCGTGTCGCTGGTCCGAATTCGTGTCCCGATTAAATACTTTCATCTTCATCTTCCTCAACTAAGACCTGAGTCGACAGCCCAGCCAGTGACTGCTCGTCACGAAGCATCTCACCATCCGACTCGATGTCAAATGACCTGTCCAGAACATTGTAACGCTGCAACTCACGCAAGTACGTCTCACGCGAAATGTCTCGGCTCTGGCGTGCATTCGACAACGCCGTCAACGCACCACCGTCCGACCCGCTCAAACCGAAGTCCGTGTTCAAATCGACCGTGCCGCCAAACTCCAACCCCATCCAGTCGGCAGCATACTGCATCGCAACATTGACCGAGTCCACAAACCTGTGCGTCATGTCCTGCAACGGACTGATCGCCTCCGCTGAATCCAATGCCCGCGCCGTCGCCGTCTGACGACCCGGCTTCTTCGTCAAAAACTCAGCCCCGTATTTCGCCATCTTCTCTTCAAGGTCCAACAGGTCCAGTCGACCACTGTTGATCGCCTTGCCGCTGTGCTCCACATAGTAAACCCGACCCTGTGGATCACGGGTCGCCAACCACTGATTCGGACCCACTACCACCTCGTCGTCGTCCATCATTCCCGAGGACGCCAACATCGGAAAACGAGCCACCGTCAATACCGCCGTCTGGTCCGACTGGCTCTGCCAATGAGCAATGTTCATGTTCACGAGATCAAGCAGCGGAGGCTTGCTGGTCATGAAGCCTTCACGCTGGGCGTAAAACGTCACGATGGGAATGTACGGCAGGTCGTAGTTGTAACTCTCGACAACCACCCACTCCTCACGACCCTTCGTCCCACGCTTCTCGTAAACCTCAACCAGACCAGGCTCGTAAACCCGAATCCGATCAACAACCGTTTCCTCAAAACCATCACGCACCACTTCCTGCTCATGTACCCGCACATGAGTCAAAGTCTCAACCCCGTCCACCATCTCCGCATGAGCCGCAATCACATTCTCAGGCGGCAAATGAACAAAGTACGGACGCAGTCCCGCTGCACGATCATCCGCCAATGTCCGTGGGCCGTCACCCATCAACGCCGGGAAGTCCACCAGCACATGACTGAAACCCTTCGACAAACCATCCCGAAACCAGTTCCGACAAAACACGTCGAGGTCGTTGCCCTGACGATCAACGTCATTCAACAGACCGCCGATCTCACCCGGAACATCCGCGTTGACCTGCATCGGCTTGCTGAATGGTCGGCCCACCCAACCATTCAACGTCTGCTCCGTCGTGTTCACCAGAATGGTGCGACCCAACCGTTCGTCATACGCCGCGTTGCTCTCGCGGTCGTGCTGTGGCAAGTAGGCCGTGCCCGATAGCCGCATCGTCTCGGTCCCGCCGAGCACCGACGTGATCTTGTCCCACAATGGAGCCATGTGGGTGTAAGCAGCAGATAACGTATCAGGTCCGGCTTTTTTCATTTCCAACTACCTCGACGTACCCGTCTGGTCTTGAAACGAACCCGGTATCGCACCTCGTCCGCAATGTGATCCTCAGCGTCTGTGTCAACATCATCCAGGTCGCGATCCGATCTTGGCAATACCGGAACCGTGCGCAGGAATTGGTCACACGTCTCAAGAATAAACAAACCCGCCTCTTCACGCACCCCCTCTTTCCCCGGATACGCCGCCTTCATCCGCTCACGCATCTGCTGCCAACCCTGCTTGCGACTCCCCGAACTCTTGTCCGCCGCGTACCAGTCAACCCCCTGCTTACGCATTTCACCCACCACAGACAGCCCCGGCTCGTAATGATCGAAGATCGAACCGTCCGCCACGCCAATCTTCACGCGACCCTGTATCCCCCACTGCAACTCCCGCTCCTGCACCCCGCGAGCTATCTCACTCGACAACATCCGCACACCCACGTTCGGCTCACCCGTCCACCCATACCACTCCGCGATCCGAATCAAGTCTCCGCGAACCGCCCCGTACTGCTTACCGTTCAACTCAATCGGCTCGCCGTTGCTCTCAGCCCACCAGCCCACGCTGAATGGCCTGCTCTGACCGTGGTCGTAACTCCGATCAATCCGCCAGCCCTCGGGAATCATCTGCAACGGAATCGCTGGCAATACATGCACGTTCCGATCCCATACGTCGTCGAACATCCCACCCGCCACGATGTCCCACGAACCATTCAGCCACGCCTCCAACTCCGCATGATTCCGAGCCGCACTCCGTATCCGGTCGATGTAACCCGGATCGGCATACAACAAAACATGGTTCTCCCGAATGTGCCCCTTCACCGCCACGCGCGGCGGCTCAACGTCACCGTTCTTGTCCAATGAGTCCTCGATGATCTCACCCACCATCCGACCCTGACCCACCGGCAAACGCCAACGATGCTTCACCCAACTGTGACCACTGTTCCCGCTCAACCACACACAACCACCCTGACGAATGAAAAACGTCTCCGTCTCAGGCACCGTCAAACAATACACCTCGCCGTCAAAATCACGACGCTCACAGTTCACATGGCCGTCCTGATTCTGACCCTCGTAAATCCGATTCCCCGTCCGAAGATTCACCACGTTACGACCCGTCAAGGACACCTCCCACGAACCCCGACGCTCCTTCGCATACACCGAATGACCCAACCGAACGCCCAACTCGGCCACGTCATCCGCCAGCCCACGACTGCTCGTGTAGTACGTGTTCCGGCTCCCGTCACCAAAGAACAACGCATCCAGCAAAACACGCAACACGTCCGTACCGCACTCCAGCAACTCCCTCGGTATCCGCTTCTGATGGCTATAGCCAAACTGCTCAAACTCAGCCGCCCACGACGCCTCCGCCACATCATAAGACTGACCGTCGTAACTCCACAGAAAACCACAGTCGTCCAACATCGACTCGATCAACGGCCTACTGTCCGGCTTCGTCTGAGTGATCCGAAAACCCCGCCGATCCGCCCGAATAAAACCCTCCGAAATCACCCACCCCACCAAACGCGCATACTGAATCGCCGTCAACTCACCCACCGGACGATGCTGACGCTTCGATAACCCCGGATTCGTCGGACGGAAAACCATCTCCGAACGCACCGACTTCGCAGGAACCGCCACCCGACGCACGTCCGCAGAACCACACATATCCTGAAATCGAAGCATCCGATGCTCCGAACGATCCTCGCTCAAAACAGGAAACCGATGGTCCTCCGTAAACTCCATGCACAAACCACGGCCCACTCTCCTCACCATCTGCCCACACCAACGCTTCGCCACAACACCACCCACCTCAGCACGGACCAAACCACCATCACGGCCCACGCTCCACACACGCTCACCCACCGCAACATCCGCTATCGGCACCCAGCCACGATCCGCCGTCAACACATCGCCATACGGCACACAACCATACGGATTCGTCGTGCTCCTCACGCGAATCGGTATCGTCGGATTCGCACTACGAGCACAACTGAACATCGACGTGTAACACTCGGGCGTGGGCCAGGTCGTCAATTCCTCCCAGCCAATCCACGGATAAGCATGGCCGTGATAATTCCAATAGTCATCCGGCATCTTGAAATGACGAAACAACAACGTCTCGCCAGCCGGAAACGTCCAGTAGTGCTCCCCCGCATTGTACTTCGCACCCGGAAATATCTGGGGAAACCACTTCCTCGACTTCGCGATCACGTCACCCAACTCAGGGTACGTCCGCCGAAACAAAACCCCTCGCCAGTCCGCACCAAAACCACGGCCCACGAACTGACAGAAATCCATCAACAACGCATCCGTCTTACCCGGACCACGAGTCCCCTCATACAACACCTCGAACAACGGCATACGAAGAAATGCCTCCTGTGAACCACCCAATGGCGTCCACACAACATCCTCGTAACTGTTGTTGCTCCGGTTGTAGGTGACAGGTCGTAGGCCGTCTTCCCGTTCCTCCCAGTAGACCTTCTTGTCCACCGGAATCATGTCAGCCATGTACTTCCTTCCAACAGTCCCGGTAACAGCCCACGGCGAGGCCAGCTATCTCACTCGGCTCGACACTGTCGCCGTAGTCCTCGCACAACGTCTCTGCAATCCCACCGGCCAGCCAGCCCACCTTATGCTCCATCTCCTGGGTCGACCCCCTCATCTGGACGTTCCCCTCCCGACAAAGGTCCGGCTTCCTCCCCGAGTGAACTCGCACGTTCGCCCACTGCACCCCAGTCTTCGGATTCTTGAACAGACGGACGTTCACTCGGCACGGCGGACCCATCTCCAGACCGCTGTTCTCCGGCCCCTTCAACCTGTCGCTCATCCTGCTTCTCCACAATTCGAGGGGGCGACTCAGGCTTGATGCTGCCTGGCACGTATTCCCCGGCATAAAGACTTTTCCACTCTTTCAAACCCTTGGGCGAATTCGGCATCGGAGACGCAACCGCCAACACACCGCCCGCAACACTCACATCAAGTTGCTGCTTCTCACGGTACTCTTCCACATACCGCTTCGCGTGCATCATCGCCAACGAGTCACTGAATACCCTCTTGTGGGCAACCACCTGATCGCGGAACTTCCCACCGATAATCGGCTCCTCGACGCCCTTGAAGGCCCGCTCCTCAATCAAACTCGTAACGTAGTCCGCGTACTCC